CATAGCCAAGATTTTGTGCCAAAACAGGATAGCCTACTGCTAACCCGCTACTGCCAACTTCGATGTAGTATTCCATGCTAAGTCCTTAAATTTATGATGCGTTATCAGGGTAGCTACGACCCTCACCCCAGATGATACGAACACCACCTTGGCCGCCAATACCACCATTGCCGGGCCAGCCGTCACCAGCGCCGCCACCGCCACCGCCGTAAACGCCGCCGTAAAGGCCACTGTTACCACCTTGACCAGTGCTGTTAGTTGGATTTTCGCCGCTCATACCGTTAGTGCCACCAGAACCACCCATGCCGCCACCGCCGTTACCGGGGCTAGTTGAATAGACTTGGCCACTGCTACCATGATACCAGCCTGTAGCAGTATTACCCTTACCATTTAATCCGACGCCGCCGCCCGCTCCCCAACCATATGTCGAAGAGTACGTACCGCCGCCCGCTGCACCGCCGCTGCCAGCCGCTGGTAGAGCGTTATAGTTTCCGCCGTTGCCTGTGTAACCACCAGCGCCGCCGCCAGAACAGCTACTTGTATTAGCTTGACCACCAGCGCCACCACCACTACCTACCCAGCCGCCGCCAGCGCCGTAACTAGAACCGTTTTGGTTAGGGCCGCCAGTGCTACTAGAAGAAGGATATCCACGCCCACCGCCATAACCGGCGACAGTAGCTGTACTAATAAAGAAAGAGGTACCAGCTGTGTTACCTTTGGGGGTTGTCGGAGCAACATACACAGTGTAGGTTTGGCCGGGAACCACAGCAATATCATTGCGCCAGCCCAGCCCGCCACCGCCACCACCAGAGTACGAAGAGCTGCCGTCGATACCAGACCCACCAGCACCGACGGCGACGGCGCATACAGAGGTAACTCCAGCCGGCGCAATCCAAGAGTAAGTACCGGGGGTCGTGTAAGCAACTTGCCCGGGGGGGATAGGTTGGGCTGTAAGCGCTGCCATCTTAGTTGCTGTAGCGACGTTACCGTTATACCGAATAGCACCGTCTAAGATCGGTGCAGTTACGACATCTGCTATTACTTGATTTGCTTGTAGGTTAGCCATTTGTTACTCCATTAGAGCGTTGGTTTGTCAGGAAACTCAACATACTCAGGATATTTCTCCTGTTTGCTGATATCTCGTAGTGCATCACGGTACTGTTTGACAGATGCTTTTTGTTCCGCCGACAGCGACTCGTAAAAGTCAGGCTCAATCAAATACGACGTTTCTTTCAGAAGAGAACGAGCCATATTGTCAATAACAATACCTTTATAAGCTCGATCATGCGCTTCTGCCTCAGCATCGTATTCAGCTTTTGTAAACTCGCGCACTTTGTTCTTGAGTTTTACTAAGCGTTTGCCGAACAACGAATCGTCGGAGACGGCAACATAGTCACCCTTCTCCGCATCAGAAACATCCGTCCGCATCTCTGCGGACTTATTATCTTCGCCAAACTTGACGTAAATCATAGATTAACGGTTGCCGTAAACAGCAGCACAACCTGTATAGATTTGCTCTGGGTTAGACGTAGTATTAGTTGCGGATGGTGTGCGCAACAGGGCCAGCGCGTTCAACATACGCAAGTCACAAACCAAACCTGTACCAAAGAAAGAAGACAAGCCATAGAACATGCTTGATTCTTTAAAGTAGTACGTTGTCTGGTAGTTGTGTGAAGTGACCAACATGATCAGCACAGTCTTGCCAGCAGGGATTGTGATGCTGGCGCTTGAGCTAGTGATCGTGTTAGAAGTAGAGGTGAATGGCTGTGTCCATGTACCACCAGTCGTAGCCGCGTAAGTTGCACCGTCAGGTGTAAAGTAGCCTAGCGCTGCGCCGTTGTAGGTGTCGTATGCGCTATACATGAAGTTCAGAGTGCGAGTGATAGCACTGCCAGTTGTATTACGCACAGGCATGACATGCCAGCTAACACCCATATAGCTAGTGTTGTTCTCGTAGTAGAACAGTTCGCGGTTGTTATGGCCGAGACGGTCATTACCAGAGTACAGAATAGTGCGGTTTTCCAAACCACGGAAATCGCCAGCATACATAGGCTGTGAAGTGCCGCCGGGGTAACCATCACCCAAGAACATGTTAAACGACATGTGCGTGTAGGTCGCATTGGAACCCGCCGCAGTTGCGTTTTGGTATGTACTGTTAGGACCTGAAGATGTCCACTCGCCTGTGCTGTAAATGTTGCCACGAGCTGAGGCGGTAAAAACTGAGCCGTAGATTTGAGCAGAATCTGCGGGGACTACTGTGTCTGTGTCCACAGGGGAAATAAACGACAAGTTACCAGAACCGTCGGTCTTCACCAACTGCCCCGCCGTACCGTCAGTTAGTGGCAGTGAGAAGGCAGCTCCGCCAGACTTTTGAATTTGGTCAACAACAATTTTAGACATGAAGAAGCTCCTTATTGGAAGAGGGCGAATCCGTTAGGATTCAAGACGAAGTGGTATGCCCCAGTGGGGATAGTGTACACAGAACTGCCTGAAATTGTAAGCGTGCTCATACTGAAAGTCATAGTGCCTGCCGGAGCCGACTTATTAGTCGCGATCGTTGCAACAAAGGGGATCGAGCTAACAGAGACAGCGTCTACTTTCGTATCGACGTAAGTCTTTACAGCGTATTCTGTAGGGACTGCAACGTTGCTGTTACCAGACAAAGTGCCGTCAGAAGAGAACTCGTTGATCGTTTCGCCGAGCTGAGCGCCGATGGAGCCCAAACGCAGCGATGTCAAACCAGCCAAGTCAAACGCGGAAGCGTTCAGTGTGGCGCGGCCAGTAGCTTGGTCAATACGGAAATACTCACCAACGCGGAAGTTACCGTTCTGGTCAGTAGACACGTAGTACACACGGCCGGGGTAGGCTTCGTCAACTTCATTGCCTTGGGCAGCTGGCTGAGTAGGATCGCCGGGGTAGTTTGTAGTAGTGACGCCGCCAGTGCCGATCGACAAAAAGTCGTGTCCGGTCAAGCGAATCTGCGAATACTTCGAACGCAGAGTTGTAACTGTGCCGCTTGCAGAGCCTGTAGGCTTCTCTTGGGCCAGCACAACAGCAACAACGCTAGAGCTGTTTGTCCAAGTGCCTTGGGTGCTTTGAATAACGTATGCGTACGAATCCCCAGCAATAGATATGCTCTGCCCGGGAATAGGGGCTGCTGTTAGGTTGTTCATCACAAGGATGAAGCCCTTCTGGTTTTCCAAAGCTCCAGCGCTAATCGTGCCCGTACCGCCGCTTGTAAATGTAAGCGCGTCGCCAAGTGTGAATGTGCCAGTGGCACCAGTCACGTAAACCTTGTTGGCTGTAGTCTGCACGTTAGTAACCGTTGCTGAACCGCTTGGGCCAGTAACAGTATCGCCGACGTTGATGTTGCCGCCTTGATACACAAAGTTCAGTTGCTGTCCATAAAGCGCACCAGTCGCTGGTGTCTCGTTAACATCGTAACCGCGTGAGGTAGCACCCCATGTACCGTAGCTGTTGTTGCCGTTCAACGCGCGGATGAAACCACCGCCAGAGGCTGTATAGCCGAAGTAGGCGTAGTACGTGAAGCAAGACACGATCTCAGCCTTACCGCCATCTTTAACCCAGTAGCCAACACCGTTGTCAGTGATGACGGTGTAGCCGTGGAAGATCATAGTCTTCGCGCCGGTAGCGTGTACGGTGCCGTCGATCAACGCACCGATAGCGCCAGAGCCGATGAACGCACATTCCAACACGTATGGTGACTTGGTTGTAATTGGAGACGCTGGGTTCAAGCGAACTACAACGCCTTTGATCGTAGAAGTGGTTACGTCAGCAGCTGTCGTGCCGGGAACCCAGCCGGTCATGCCTTTGAACGTCATCTTGTTCAAGATGGAGCCGTTGCTCATCAAGAACATGGTAGCTTGGTTGTTAGGTGTGACGCCGTCGTCGCTGTTGCCTGACTTTGGTTGAACCACAACTGTACGTTGGTTATCACCAACGATGGCTGTGTTGGCCGGAATCGTAATAGGCAGCTGCTCGCTGTAGGTACCAGTCTTCACGAAGATGGTAGAACCGGCAGGAGCGTTGTCGCAAGCGTAGCGGATAGACGCAAATGGTGCGGCCAAATTTTTGCCGTGGTTAGCGTCATCAGCACCGTGAGGAGCAACATAGAACACAGAATTGGACTCAGTAGCGCCGATCCAGTCGATGCCAGAGCCATCACCTGTAACGGTCAGAGACTTACCGGGATCAGTCGAAACGATCGCTGGAAGCACGTCAGCGCCGCCAAGAACAAACACAGTCCACTTACCAGCAGTAGAGTCGGTAGAGAAGCTACCGCCTGCGGTGTGATCTTGTGTGGCAATGTATGCAGAGCCGACGGAGTCTTTTACGACGTCGTCTTTAAAGTACGAAGTACCTGTAGCCCAAACACCGCGCCAGCGAATGCCGCCGTTGAACTTGGCCCACTTCGTAGCAGCCAAAT